TTTGGCATACCGGCCAAACAGAACAGCGATGTCTTTTTCAATCCGGGCAAGGGCCCGTTCGTAATAGTCAGCCAGTTCCTTTTCCACCGTCTTCTGGCAGCGGTCATGCCAGGCGGCCTCATACTCTACAGCCCTCTTTGCCCAGTAGTCATTGCTGTTCTTAGCCATAAGGATCAGCCAATTTTATGCTTGAATGCTACGATGCGGATCTGCTTCGGTTCGTATACGCGTTCCCAGTTGGTTGCATCCTTCAGTTCTTCTCTGGATACGGATTCAGCATGAGCACGAACCTTGTTGGTCCATGCGATTCCCCGTGGATGAAGGATGAAGGTACGACGGTTGATGAGATAATCCACGCCGGAACCTTTCTTCTTGTCGCGATCCACTTCAGTCGGTACGAAGCCTACCGGGTTGCCGGTGCCGTATGCTACAGCGCCGTTACCAAAGAGATAAGTGGTGTAAACGCCGTCAGCTGCCGGGCACCCGTCATCAACAATTACACGACGGCCCTGGTAAGTATCAAATTCTACATCAGTAGAATCACGTTCAGTGGTGATGAGGTTGAGTTTCTTCAGATAAGCTTTGGTAGCAGAATGCATAGCCACAGCGGTCAGCTGGCCCTGTGCATCGCCCAGAAGCTGAAGAGCATCAATGAAAGCAGATGCGGAAATATTGGCTGCTGCGCCGGTTCCTGCAGAGATATCCAGTACATGGTCTTTCATGGAAGCCGCACCGAATACGCCGGTCAGTTCAGCAATCAGTTCTTTCTGCATGTTGCGAGCCCAGAAGCCTGCGACCAGATTGCCGATAGCGGCCATCGGATCAGAACCGGCAAGAGCTGCTGCAAGGTCAGTTGCAGACCACATTTTCGCACGGCGGATGGTAGTAGATACATCCTTGCTGGATTTGATGCCGTCTGCAGTCAGGTCAGCACCTTCGACAACATCTTCTGCGTCGCCATCGAGGTCTTCGAAGAACGGCATGTTGTGGATAGGAGCGGCTTCAGAAGCCAGGCGGTCAAATTCCGCATTGTTGGTAATAATTCCGCTTTTGAAGAGTGCGGAGAGTTCCATGGTTCGGTTAATTACGTAGGGAGTAAAGAGCTCCGGTACAATGACATCATTCAGAGTGGTAGCCATTTTTCATTTCCTTCTTTCTTAAAGTTTCACTCCGGCTACCTCGGCCATCGCCCTGGCCTGTTCCGGATTTTCCCTGAACAGTTTGCCCTGTTCAGTCAGATTAAATGTTTCCTTGGCGAACGGATTCTTTTCAGGACCTTTGCCACCGCCATTCGGGTCATACTTCGGATTCGGGCCCGAAGTCTTGAACAGGAAGGCTTTGTCCTTCATCAGTGCATTTACCTGATCGTCAAGGCCGGTGAGTTTACCATCTTCACCAAGGATGAGTTTGGACTTGTCAATCAGGGCAGAAACGATATCCACATCCTGCGCCTTGTCATTGATAGCCAGTTTAATGGCATCGCTGATGCGCAGGTCTTTCATCTTGGATTCCATTTCTTCCCGGGCTTTTTTGTTGGAGTCCTGCAGTTCCTTGATTTTTGCCTGTAGGGATTCCACGTCGCCCTTCTGAGATTTCAGTCCTTCCAGCTGCTTGTCCCTTTCGGTCACAGCCGTCTGCAGGGTCTTCTTTTCCTCGTTGACCTCATTGAAACGAGATTTAGGCACATAGGAGCCGTCAAGAAATTCTTTGATGTTTTTGGAAGCATCCGCTTTCTTGTCGTCATCAATGCCCAGCGCTTTGATAAGCTCTTCTAAATTCAAAATTCCCTCCTCCGGTTTTTACCGAGGTTCACCTGCCTCGAATAAAGGAAATATTATTTCTTTGCTGTTCTTACAGCCCTTTTCTTGACTGCCGGCTTCGCTTCCACCTCGTAAGGTTCCCCGCTGGTGCAGCAGTACATAACGATTTGAAGGATTTCATATTCCGGCTTGTCTTTGACGGCCAGAAGCGGGAATTCTTTCCCGAACTGTTCGGCATATACAATCAGCCAATGAAGCATTATTCTTCACCTCCTTCATCGTCGTTATACGGGTCGGTCTCCGCATCCTGTTCTTCCTGTTCCTTCTGGATCTGCTTCAGTTCATCGTCCGCATTCTCCACGAAAGGATGATGGGCAAGTATGGTCTTTCTGGAAACGATGCCAGAAGACTGGCTGCACATCTGGGCCAGTTCGGAATCATTCTTAATGGAAGTCCTTGTCCAGGTCTGTACGATATCCGCTACACCTTCATGCTCTGCATGCTTCAGGATAGCCCTGATCAGCGTGTTAAACCCTGATTCAAAGGACACCTGCATTTTGCCGGCCTTCAGTTCCAGAAGCGCATACAGGAATTTCATAGCTTCCCCGGAAGTCTTGTCCAGCCCCTGCTGGTCCGGGTCAACACCCTGGCCGATTTTGAAGATGGCCTGCGCTGTCCGGTCAAGCATCTTCTCCCTGGCCTCTACCGGGATATCGATGGTTAAAGTGGAAACGCCGCTCTTGTCATCGCCTCCGGCAGAATCAACGGAAATAGTCTTATAGAACTTCAGGTCCTTCAGGAATTCCTTCAGGTCCGCCCCGCCATAATTTGTCAGAACAAAAATGACCTCCTGAATATCTTCGAGGTCATTCATATATCCGCTATAGGTTTTATCGTAAACATCAATCAGCTTTTTCACCGGCTGCAGGTCATTAGTCCCACGGCTGTTATTCCGGAATGGGATGAACGGCACACGTCCGAATGGATGCCTGTACTGATTTTCCGATTCAGAGAAGCCCTGCAGGTAGAAGTCAGTAAACGTCGGCCATGGAATCAGCCCGACATCAATAGTGTCTGCCGCCCGCTTCCTGAATGTTGCGCATTCTGTCTCGTTCCAGATTTCGTAGACGTCCCACATGTCGCCGTTATCATCCAGATCGGAGTAAACACGAAGGACGCCCAGGAGGTCGTGGCTCAGTTTCGGGGACCAGATTGGAATAATCTGTGTGGATGGGACCACTTCATAATTAAATTTATGAGCTTCGTCTTCCCAATAATGCAGCCACGCAATACCGGAATTGGAAGCATTCACGCACAAATCCATCGTTTTCCGCTTGTACTCATCGCCCAGCGTCTGAACGATAAGCTTATTCATGGCATCATCATGGACGTCAAACAAAGGCGGAGCCGTGAACATGTAGGAAGCTTTCTGATCTACCAGAAGAGGATAGAAACCGATAGAAATACGGTTATCGGCAGACCTCAGCGGATTCGTTTCTTCTTCCTGCTGGTCACGCTTCGGAAGATACAGGATATCATCCTGCGAATTGTAATACCGCTCAGCTTCCAGTGCCTGCTGCAGGAATGCTCCATGCCCCGGCACGTAGTCCTGAATCAGTTTCTTTGCCACTTCGATTTCCATCAGCTCACCTCAATATCCTCAGCCTTGCCTGGGAGATTTCATCTTCCATGGCATACCGCGTCGCATCCAGCGCGTGATTGTCTTTATCCGGATAGGACGAAATATACTGCCCCTGCCGGTTTCTGTCATATTCATAACTGACGAATTCCCGATATGTGTTCGGGCAGCGTCGTTTATCAATGTAAATATGAGCCCTGTCCTGCAGCCATTTGATGCCATAGGCCACGCTGTCAGGACCTTTGCGGGCTCCGATGATATTCATTCCATAACCACGAAGCTCCGCAATGGATTTCGGTTCAGCAGAATCGGCCACCACTTTCCGGCGGGCGACTCTCGGAATAATCATTTCTGCTGCCCTGTGGTTACTCAGCTTCTGCTGATAGAGCTCATCATAAATATAAATATCCTCATGCTTTGAGTCATACTGCATAGCCACAAAAGCAAGAGGATCCACGGCGAAACCGAAGTCAAGCCCGTAATGGATACGATCAAACTGGCTGACCTCATCATTACTCATGGGCCTGTCTTCCACATTTTCAAAGACCGCCCCGCCGGTGCCTGTGATTTCTCCCAGGTATTCATGCCGGTAGGCAGTCTCATTCTTTTCCTTCAGCCGCTCCGCATCGGAAATGAACTGAGGACCCAGCCAGGCGGGATTGACGTCAAGGTAAGTCGACGTGTGAAATAACCTTTCCGGCGGGTCGTCCAGCATTTCTTCATTGACCCAGTTGTTCGCTGACTGCGGCGGGTTGTAGGAAGAGAAGCACCAGAATTTCGAACCGCCACGCATGAGTGACTGGTTCAGGTTCCGAATTTCCTCCATTCCTGCGAACTGGTCAAGTTCTTCATACCAGGTGATTCCCACATACCCGAAAGGCAGCTTGATGGACTTTACCTTTGATTTATCGTCCACCCCGAGAAACAGGATTTTCTGTCCTGTCGCTTTCCGGGTGAACTCCATCGGGGAAACAGTACGTTTCCATTTGTCGGAAATATGCAGGGCGTCCAGTGCCCATTCCATTTGTGCAAAGACGGAGTTTCGGAGCGTTGCACCGACCTTCCGCATGATGACTGCATGGCAGTCAGGGTTCTGCATCAGGAGAAGCAGGATTTCCAGTGAGACGTAGGAAGATTTCGTGGAACCTCGTCCGCCGGCCAGAACGTAGTAGGTATGCCCATGGCGCTTGACATCCTGATGGACAGAGAAAAATGAAGGAGCCATCTTCTCAGACAGTCTGATCTGTGTCATCGATAATCTGTACTCCTTCCCCATTGGAATCAACGCCGTCCGGCAGATTCAAACCGTAACGCTTCGTCAGAAGCTCTGCTGCCTTGATGCGGTCTTTTGCGCCAATCTGCTTCTTCAAGATTCTGGCGGTAGATGTTCCCTCGCCATCGCCTTCAACGACCACCACGTCTTCTTTCAGGTCGCCCCGCATGGACCTGGACAGGAATTCCATGACTTCCCTCGCATCGGCGATACGAGAGTTCTCGAGTTGTTTCGTCCTATTATATAGAGCTTTTTGAATACCAACATTAGACAACATTCGTGGCCCTTGCCTATTTGGTTTCTTATATCCTGCTCTTCTGGCTGCTTCTGTCGCATTCCCGGTCTCGATGTAGAAGTCGCAGAACCGTTTTTGTTTTTCCGTTAAGCCCCTCGGCTCCATACCTCGTCACCACCTCACCAAACGATTCAACCCATTAGAAAAGACCGGCATTCCTGTCGGCCTTTTCTAAGGAGGATTTTGCTCTGTTGCCTGTATTTTTCTTTCGATTCCATCTTAATTATATAATAACCCGTCCGTGGGATGCTGAGGGCCATAATGGGAAAAAGTGGGATTCTTAAAAGATACGGAACAAAGTCTCGTCATCGAATTCAATTACTCCCAGTTCTGCCAGACCAATCCCCTGCAGCTCTTTCACATAATCTTCACTATACTCAACAGTCACTGCCGTTTCCGGCACTGACTTATACAGCAGGTACCTGTTCCGGAGTACCGCCTGCACAAGCGGGTCGGTCACGAACTCGGCTATCGCCTCAGCGGCCACCTTTTCAAGCTGCTTCAGCTTCTTATAGGCCTTCTGTTCAGCGATGATGTTATTCTCGATCTGAATCAGGATATCGGAAATATCTGCCTTATGGGAAGTCTGCACCGCCTCATCAAAGCCGGGACTCCGGATAGAAGTCTTTTCCGCCTCCAGCTGGGCAATCTTCTCCTCATGGCTCCTTACCAGTGCCCTCTGCCTTCTGCAGGTCCATAATAATTCTGCGCCGGTCATTTATCCCTCCACTCACCGTTTACCATAAAAATAGCCAGTACGAACATCGTAAAGATGCTCCCCGCAAAGCATCCCAGTAAAAACGCCAGCATGATATCACCTCATGGCTTGATTTCATTCCTGAGCCTGGTCAGGTACCACATGGCCTTGTCGAGGTCTTCCACAGGCTTCCCTTTGAGGTCATGCCTCCAGATGTATTTCATGGCATTCCCCTGCAGGAATCCGCGAAAGGCCTCAAGGCTCATGGAAGCCTTGATAGCATCGATGCACTCGATACCGCCTCTCGTGTAATGGGAAGGGTGGTTGACCGGGTCATCATCCTGATCAGCAAGCTTCGCTCCGGAAGGAACTGCATATATGTCCACATCTGTACGGATGCTGACATCCTTATCAACCACCTGCCAGTCACCATACTGTTTTAAAACATCACCCCTGTCAAGTCCTTCCTCCGGTGTCAGCTCCGGACCACCTACATAAGGCTTGCCTTCAGGTTCAGTCTGACAAAAGACATGAAACGCCGCATCCTCATCATACAGGTCGCTATACTGTTCCATCCACTCACCGACTGTCATCTTCTACCTCCACGAAATCATAATATCCTGCCCCGCCGGAAACCGCGGAATTGAATTTCCTGTATGCCTCATTCCTCAGTTTCTTATCCGGATAGGAAATATAGAAATTCACTTTATCACAATTAATCCCAATGCGGTCGGTATCCACGTCAGGCCATACGGCTGACACGTTGAACAATGTAATCTCATAAGGTTCATTGTCCCCGAAGTCATCTACCAAAGCATGAATATTCAAGATTCTACCTCATCCAAATACTAATTATTTTAAGCTCGAAATTAATATAGAAGTCTGCAATATCATATTCTCCGAATCTAATATCAGCTGCATCAATGTCTTTGAATTTAAATTGCATGATATCTTTAAAAATATTTATCGCAAATCCTTCGTCTGGTACTTTACATCTTATTAAAAAGTCATGCAATGTCATTTTCCAACCTACTTTCATTAAACATTTCTACCACTTTGGAAAGAATGAAATCAGCGCACGGTTGGGCCATCCCATTCCCGATGGCCTTGTATCTAGCAGTGTCGCTACCATAGGCCGTGTAGTTGTCGGGAAGGCCCTGCAGGCGTTCGCACTCAAGCGGTGTTAAAC